ATTCAACGCTAGGTTATAAATCACCATTAATATTTGAACGTGATTTTTTAAGACAAGCTGCCTAAATAACTGTCCTGTTTCTCTTGACCATTACACAATAGAAGTTTGGATAGACGGCTCTTTTTGCACATATAAACAAGAACCTGACGACATAGACTTAGTTGTTTTTGCTTCTAAATTGTCTGTAAGACAGCTTTCACAGAATAAACTTCAAGAGCTTGCTACACTATTTGATAATAAAATGGATACTAAATTACGTTATGGTTGTGATATTTACATTGCTCAATCTGAAGACGTAATAAAGCGTAACTATTGGCTTAAACAGTTTTGCCTTGACCATAACTTTAACGAAAAAGGCATTGCTCGACTATGGGTAAACAGACATGAATAACATCGGATACCTAGAAAAAAAGATTGTTGAAGCCAAAGCTATTATCCAACAACAGATTAATTCTGATGATTTTTTTGATAACCTTTGCAATCGCTCTATGCAGAGTCATATAGAAGATATGGAAAGTCAACTCTATCAGGCGAAGCAATTGCGAGAAAAAGAAGTTATAGAGGCTAGACTAATTGGGAAATTAGCTAATCATGGGACATTGCCATTAGATTTACATTCAAAACTAGCGAAATATTTATCTAATACTCTATTGGCACTTTCGCAACGCTTAGAAAAAGGAAAAGATGCCTTGCGTGGCTTTTCTAAAGATATAACCCAAACGGTCAATTTTCGTTCTGCTGCAATGGGTGCAGGTTCTACGCGCTTATATTTAACAACCGACACCAATCCTGATTTATTTGGCCGTAGTTTATCCTCAGATAGCCTTGAGGCATTGTTTGAGTTTCTACATAAAGCCAATAAAAACCAAGATGAACTACTTGATATGATTGCTTTTGTTGGTGTTCGTTGCGTGAATGAGTTAGCTAAACTTTTACATGAACTTCACAAAAATGAACTTGCACTTGATTTACGGTGGAGATCACCAAATAACACTGAGCATTTTTGGCAAGGTGATGATGCTATTATTGATACCTTAATTAAACTCATTAGTAGTGTTCATACTATTCAAGGGCAACCTATACAACTACAAGGTACTATTGGAGAGTTGAGCGACAAAGGCAAAATAGAGTTGTATATTGATGGTGTAAAAACTCGGTTCACCTACCCCAGAAACATGATTGAACAAATTAGAATGTTGCATATTGGTGAGTCTATAAACATCCTTGCTTCACAAACAACTCATCGCAACAAAATAACAAACCAAGAAAAAACGCATCTCGAATTACTCTCGATCAATTGAATAGCTATAACCCTCCCTGTGAGGGTTTTTTAATGCCCTTTTTTGGCTAAAAACACTCAGTACATTTACATACCCCATAAGACTGAAACATACCCCACAAGCATACCCCATAACGCTCCACCCCAATCATTAATTCCACATCACTAATCAATCAGTGCTTTAACGCAAACCCAGAACTGCTCAAAAAAGCATCACGCCTGCTAGCAGACCATATACTCTGCTAGCAAACAACACCTAAAAAGTCATGTAAGGCAAAAATATTGTTTATTTTTTAAGCAAACAAATAATTATTTATGAATTTTTTTATTCATTTTTGATTGACTAATATTATTCATTTTTGCATAATAAATTGCATGCTAAGCGACCAGCTTGCAACTCTACTCCGAGTCTAAACGAGCTAAGGCTTAATCTGCGCGGCCTGAAAAAATAATGTCAGCAGCCCTTACAGGACGTAAGGAACATACCAAGTTACCAGTAACAAAGCGGACTGGCTGTAAAGAACCAAACCTATCAAGGGGACGGTTGCGAGTGGGGAGACTAAGACGGTGGGAAGCCTGATACCTCGCACAGAAAGCAGATTACTGCAAAAACTCATAACTACTGATTTTAGTGGTTATGACTTTTCGTAGTTAACAGAGGTAAATATTATGTATGGTGTAGTTAAAGACCGTCGCTATTACGAGCAACGTTCGCAAGAAATAGCAGCAAGCCAAATCGCTCGTCAAAAAGCAGCGGCTCAAGCTGAAATTGAGCATCGTTCTAAGCCTAGTCGTCAGCTTGATGATGATGAATTTCGTGCAATGTGTGGTTTACCACCACGTCGTTAATAACTAAATACTACGCATAAAAAAGCCCCTGTGTACTGGCATACATCAGGGGCTTAATTTTTCGTAGTTACTCAAAAAATCAGGACGGATTTAATCATGCTATGTGAAGTATTTCAAACGTTTATTGTAATGACGTGTCTATTGATACTCGTCACTGCCCTCATCATCAAAATCTTAACATCCACGCCCTTTTACGACCCTCATTTCGCAAATGTCATCAAACTCAACAACCAAGCAGACAAAAAGCTAGGCATTGATGTTTGGCTATTAAAAAACAAGCCTGCATCTCATTCAGTCTGTTTAGGGGACGGCTATATCATCCATCGTACACACGGCTCCGAACTACCTGTCAGGCAGAAGCTAACATCTAAACAAGCTGAATTAGCAAACTCATGTCCGTCTTGGGCTGAACACATCGACAAAACGTCTAACGACCCCAGCATTGGCATTAACTGAATTGGCATTAACTGAGGGGGTATTTCATGGAAATCTCATTAACAAAGCATGGTTATTTAGGTGTCATCAAAGGTGTTATTGACGGTATCCCTTTTCGTTTTTACGCGAATGGCGAGACGTTTCAAAACGTTCATCAACAACTCGTTTTTGAAGTCGCTAAGTTTCGTGCTTATGTGCGTTTAGCGGCTTAGGAGTTTGTCATGTCTCAACAGCAACAACAAACGACCACAGCACGCTATGCAGGTGTGTCTGGCAAAACTCGCAAACAACGTGATTTAGAAATCAAAAACCACGTTAAACAAACCGAAAAAGAATTAGGCGGTAAATAATCATGGCTCTTAAAAAAGTTATTCAGGCGTCTCAAGTGATGCGCGTTAAGGCATTGGTCGCTTACATTTATGCCGACCCTGGTATTGGTAAAACCTCTTTGGCCTATACCGCCAAAGACGCTATCTTGTTCGACTTTGACGCAGGCGCACATCGCGCAGGAAAAATGCGCCGTGGTGCAACTGTACCAGTTGAAGATTGGCTTGATGTTGCCAATATTGAATCATCTGATGTTGACGATTATCAGGCAGTTGCTATTGATACCGCAGGTCGTGCGCTTGATGTTATTAAGGCGCACTTAGCTAAAAACAAAGACAATCGCCAAAAGGACGGCTCACTGACAATAAAAGCGCAAGGCATGGCCAATGAACTGTTTAAAAACTGGATTGCTCGGATCCGTAGCTATGGCAAAGATGTCATTATTTTGGCTCATGCCGCAGAGGATAAGAAAAAAGACGATGTTATTATCCGTCCTGATGTGGGTGGGAAAAACAAGAATGAGCTATATCGCCAAGCTGATTTAATGGCCTATTTGACTAGCGCACACGATGAGGAAGGCAAACGAGTACGGATGTTAAATTTTTCACCAAGTACCGCCTACCACGCAAAAAACTCAGGCGGCTTAGGTGATGTTGAATTGCCTGACTTGGCTATTAACCCTACTTTCTTAGCTGATTTACTACAGCAAAGCAAAGACCACATTAATAGCCTGACTGATGCACAAGTTAAAGAATTGCAGTATCTGGACGACTTGGAAAACTGGAAAAACGAATGTTCTACTTGTGAAAATGCCAACGACTTAAACGATTTAATTGGCAAAATTGACAAAGAACACCGCTTTTTCACTGAAATGCGCCAAGCATTTGCTCATGTTGTTAAAGGGCTTGATGTTGAATTTGATAAAAACACAGGACAGTATTTTGACAAAAACGTGCCAAGTAAAGTACCTGCCCCAGTAACCGATCCCGTGGCTGCAAACAAACCTGAACCCATTGAACAGCCAACGGTTGCGCCTGTCAAAGTCGATGTTATCGCTTTGTTGCGGTCTATTACTAATGCAATTAACTTGCAGGCACTTAAAGACGTGGCAGCAACAATTCCAAATGAAGGTTTAAGCGACAAAGACAAAGAGTCTATTAAACGCGCTTACGATAAGCGCAAAGCTGAATTACAGCCGTTGGCCAAGGAACGTATTGATGAAATCGCCAAAATTTTAGAAATGGCAAACACAGTTGAGCAATTAGACCAAACATGGAACCACCGTGTTAAAGAGTACACAAATTGTATTACTCAAGAACACTATGACTATCTGAGTACAGTTTATCAAGACTGCTACGACCAACTCACAACACAAGCGGCCTAACTAATCGCATAACGCGCAAGTACCCACAAAGATATAACATTATGCACTTTTTGCATAATGCTTAAAAAATACACTGACAAGCGCGGGTACTTGTCGCTGTTGATGCAGGAGTTAGATGTGTTTAAGAGTAGCGATGAATTTTAACAGTGAGATGATTATATGAGCAAGCAACAACAGTCTTTAATGAAGTTTGACCCTGCTACGGGTGACGAAAAACCATATCCAAGCCATGCCGAACAATGGCGAGATTGGCATGGTCACGGTACAGCATGGCTTTTTAATCCATGGACTGGACAGCGAAGAGATGCGCGATTGGTAGGGACAGACACAACAGGTCATTTAATTATTCCGCCTGATGAACCTATTTATGCTGCCGATGATTAACATCTAACTAGGCGCATAACGCGCAAGTACCCACAAAGATATTTTAATTATGGCAGATTCGCCACAATTAAAAAATACACCGACAAGCGCGGGTACTTGTCGCTGTTGATGCAGGAGTTAGGCATGATTTGCGATGAATAACGGAGAGAGTAATGACAATTGTATATTCGTGCGACATTTTTTGCGATGTTTGCGGTGATTGGGAATCTGGTTGCGAAACGCAATACTGGACAGCTAAAGGTATGAAATCAACAGCTTTGAAAAGAGCAAAAATAGAGGGTTTTCAATCAGAAAAAAGAGGGAAAGAATTTGTCCATATTTGTGGAAGATGTATTGATACAGGAAAGACGTTAGATGATATTGATGCCTAACCCACGACCACGCACTAAGCGTGGTTTTTTTTGGAAACAACACTATGCAAGCAATTATTGCAGATACCGAGACCACGGGCTTAAAAGAGCCTGTGCCCGTAGAGATAGCCTATCTTGACGTATCAAGATTATTTAGCGTGCCTATACGTCGATTTTCGTTTGATCCAGTCTTTGAATATCGCCAGTTATTTGACCCTCAAAAGCCAATCGAATTTGGCGCAATGGCCACGCATCACATTACTAATGAAGATGTTGCAGGGTACGACCCTTACACCGCGTTTGAATTACCAAATGTTAAATACTTAATTGGTCATAACATTGATTTTGATTATGAAGTGATTAAAGCGTGTGGCGAACAGCCCGAACCTAAACTTATTTGCACCTTGGCGATTGCACGTTATCTCTATCCCGAACTTGACAGCCATAAGCTAACAGCACTGCTTTACGCGCTTGATATGCCTTATGCCTTAGACCATGCACAACACGCGCATAGCGCACTAGATGACGTGTGGATGACTTATCACTTACTCAAAATCATGCTGCCAAAAACACAGGCAACCACCTTTGAAGAGTTGTATCAGTTTAGCGAAATGGCGCGTATTCCTAAGATTATTACGTTTGGCAAGCATAATGGCCAGCCTATTAAGTCATTGCCAAGCGACTACAAACAATGGTTATTAAAACAAAATGACCTAGACCCTTATTTACGCAAAGCATTAACAGCCTCCTAGTGAGGCTTTTTTATTGGAGATTTACATGATTGTTTGCCACGAAGATGAATACCTAGACCCAATGGACGATGAATTATACGACCCTTGGGATAACTGCGACCCTGATGAGTAATCCATGCCCTCGCTTGAGGGCTAGAACCTATGGCCTTTGCGGAGGCCATACGTTTTAGTTGAAATAACCAAGCCTACATAAGATGTGGGCTTTTTATTGGATGATAAAAATGATTCATAACATTTTTTCAGTTTCGGGTGGGAAAGATAGCACAGCGACATTGCTTTTTGGCCAAGCATTAGAAACTCAAAATATGTCGGGAGTGTTTGCCGATACTGGTAATGAGCATCAGCAAACGTATGACTATGTTGATTATCTTGAGCAAGCAACAGGTATTGAAATTCGTCGCGTTAAAGCTGATTTTTCTGAGCAAATAGCACGAAAAAAGGAGCGTATTAATACCAAATGGCGTGAGAAAGGCATTAGTGATTACATTGTTGATCGTGCAATCAGCATATTAGTTCCGTCAGGAAATCCGTATCTTGATTTATGCCTTTGGAAAGGCAGATTCCCCAGTAGTCAGGCTCAATTCTGCACACAAGAACTAAAAGTATTCCCAATTATTGAGCAAGTGTTTTTTCCAATTACTGATAAAGGCGATATTGTTTGGTCGTGGCAAGGAGTACGTCGTGATGAGAGTTTAAATCGCCGCTATGTTCCTGAGTTTGAGGATATGGGGGGTGGTATTTTTAATTATCGTCCGATAGCAAAATGGCCAGCTTTAGCAACATTTGAAGCTATGGCATACATGGGCATTAAGCCAAACCCATTGTACTCACAAGGCAATGATCGGGTTGGGTGTATGCCCTGCATCAATTGCTCAAAAAAAGAATTGCATAACATAGCTGCTCGTTATCCTGATGCAATTGATCGCATTTTCGAGTGGGAGTCACTTGTTAGTATGGCAAGCAAGCGCGGGTCAGCAACGTTTTTCTGTGCAACTAACGACCCAACTGTGAAAGCTGATAATTTGATTGAGTATCAAACACACGGCATCCGACGCATGGTTGAATGGTCTAAAACCATGCGTGGTGGGCGAAAACTTGATCTTTTTGGGATTAAAGATGGCTCTACAGAGTGTGCATCTTCATATGGTTTATGCGAATAAAAATCTCAACTCAACACACGTTATGTCTAGCTAATGCGTGTGCCTGTTTACAGTGCCAGTGCTAGAACCTGATGACTGTCGCCATGAGAGCTGTGGCAGATACTTATTGCCGAGTAACTGACGTAAACAGTTAAGCAACCCTCTCCCTCAAGGTGAGGGGTTTTTATTGTCTATTTGAGGGCTAAAACAAAATGAACTTATTAGACTTTTGTGATTCGAACGACCCAAGAACTTATATACAAAAGCCGTTTCATGCAAATGGCTATTTATATGCAACAAACGGTCATATTGCTATAAAAGTTGACAATAATCCTGAGATTGACATTGATTCAATAAAAGCACCAGACGGTGTGTGTCAGGCGATTGACAACTATATCAATTCAGCACAAATGGATAGTTTAATTGATGTTTGTACTTTGCAGATACCGTTATTAGAAAAATGCCAATGCCAAACTCAACAACAAGAAAAAGAAGTTGATTGTGACGATTGTGACGGCAAGGGTTATTTTTATTATGGCGAAAATAACCATATTTATCAGTGTGAAGAATGCTGTAGCAGCGGAAAAGTACCAAGCGAAACATATCTTTGTGCGTATTGTACTGGTAGTGGATTTAAAAAAGACTCGGTAAAGGTAGGTGATTCGTTAATAGATGGCCGATATATCAGAATGATTACTCAATTACCTAAATCAAAAATAACAACCATTCCAGCCCCAAACAAAACAACATACAAAGGCTGCAAAGCTCATATTTTTACGTTTTTAGGTGGCTCAGGCGTTGTTATGAGCATGGGGTGGTAGTTGAACTTAACTAAGTCAGTTTGCAAATAAGCTTTTAAACATCCCCTCTTTTGGGGATTTTTTATTTTGGAGTCTTAAAAATGAATATGAACGTTAAAGGCTATTGGTCAACTAAGCAAATATGCAAACGTTTTAATTGCACTAGAATGACCATACATCGCTGGATGAAACGCGAAAAACTCCCATTTCCCAAGCCTAGATTTACTGCCAGTGGTAGTCAAAATTTATGGGCTATTGATGACGTACAGCAATGGGAAATGGACTGTGTGATTGCAAATAATCCAAGCCTAGCAACGGCCGAAGCTGCATAGTTTCGGCTAATTTACAATCGTCATCAATTTATTAAACCACTTCTCATAAGCAAGTTTTTGCTCATCTAAATAATCATACTTGTCATATACCTGCCATTGCCCTAATAGCTTATGACCTAGCATGATTTCCGCAATATGAGGCTCTGTCAGCGTACTAAAGTTAGTACGTGCAGTACGTCTCAAATCATGTATAGACCAGTGCTCCATCTCATACTTATTATGCCGTCTCAAATATTGCATAATATTATATGGTAGCTGTAAAGGAGCACCACGTCCCATCACTTCTTTTGATCCATCATTAGAAAACAAATACTTTCCTTCGCTTAAAGACATCGCTTCTTTGATTAAGATTTCAGTATCTTTTGTTATAGGTCTTAACAAAGGCTTTTGAGTTGACTCACCCATTTTGTGATTTTCTGGAGGAACACTCCATATCATTTTTTCAAAATCAAAATGGCTTTTTTCAGCGAGTCTAAGCTCACCATTACGACAGCCATAAATTAAGCATAATTTAATAAATATTTTATTCTTATGAGTCATTCTTGATTTATTGACTGCTAACCAAAGGAGCTTCAATTCTTCATGACTTAACACACGATTAGTCACGTTTTTTTTGACTTGTAAATCTGACATCGGATTAATATCAAACAAAACATTACGTGTAATCAACTCTCGTTTAACAGCCCATTTCAGCATTTGCTTTGCATTAATCAAGATTCTTGCAGCAATACTTTCTGATTCTTTAACTTTGTTTTCTAAAATAACAAGCCAGTCCTGTACTGACACTTGATTAACAGGGTTGTTACCGATCTTTGGAAATACGTGCAACTCAAAACTTCGCTTAATTTGAGCATGAGACTTTTTATTTTCGATGCAATACGATTTGTAATGGTCAAGAGAAACAGGACAGTTATTTAGGCAGCTTGTCTTAAAAAATCACGTTCAAATATTAATGGTGATTTATAACCTAGCGTTGAAT